CTTTTTTTTCTAATTGGTTGTCTACTGTTTCTTGTGGTTTAGATAATTCTATGTCTCTATAAAATCCAGCAACTTGTTGTTTACGTAATTCATTCTCAGCCATTTTAATTACATGTACAACAGCTTCAGCATCATCAAGTGATGTAGCTGTATAAGGTACAACTAAATCATCAGCAGGAACAAATTTAGAAACTGCTCTGCCTAAAATTTCATCGTAATAAACTTTTTTAAATGTAGAACCTGCAAGAGGTAAATAAAATAACATTTGATCAAACTCTGGTTCATATTCTTTCATCTGATCCATGATCTGATAATTCATAAAGTCTTTAACTCTTTGAGATTGTAATTCTTTTTGTGGATTGCTTGCTCCCATAATCTGAGTTCTTACAGGACCATCTGCTGGTAATAATTCTTTATAAGCTAAAGCTTGAAATTGTGTAACCGCTTCTGCAAGGACAGGATGCGTTGCACCACTTGCTCCTTGGAAAGGTTCTGTTCTATTATTGTATTTAAAACCTAGTAAGTCTAAACCAGTAATGTAAGTTTTTTCCCAATCGTTTCTAGAAAATTTATAATCTTTGTAATTAGCACTTAAATCTGATCCGATAGGATCTAAGATATCATCAGGAAGTAAATCAGCTAAGTTATCAAAATGTTCTTCTGTTCCCGGTAACTTAACAGCACCAGGTTCAAAGTCTAATGTAACTCCACCATCTTCTTCTTCGGTAACTTCTATTGGACCTTGTTCTTTGATCTCATCAACATCAATATCAATATCAATTTGCTCTTTAGGAGCAAGTATACCTTCTCTGTTGTTAGGAAGAGACTTGTCTATATTATCTGCCATTTAATTTCTCCGTACTCTTCTTATCTTTTTTTACTACTTTACGCAACCCTTGTGGATTAGGTCCTTTAAGAGGAGGAATCTGATTCCACTTAACATGCTTCATGTTTTTAACTAAAGTTGGGTTTTTCATTTTTTTAATATTCCTGCTATACCACCAGATGCTGCAGAAAACTCTTCAATACCTACTTCAGGAAGAGTAAACATAGGTTCATCTGTTAAAGGATTGTTAAATGTTTTTGATTTACCCTCTGCTGGTATATTTGACATCATTTCATTGTAATAACTTTTAGGTGCTTTCCCCATTACTGTATCCACTGTTGGTTCAAACACACTTGAATTTTTTCTAGCTTCTACAAGATCTTTTCTTGCGTTGTATCCTGCTATTGCTGCTTCTAACGGTGCAGTTGCAAACACAGAACCTTTAGCTATTTTTGGTAAAACTTTAGAAGCAAGTTCTGGACTCATACCTGCTCTTAATATTTGACTTCCTAAACCTGTTTTAGAAGAATTGTATAAACCCGCGCCTTTAGTAGCTATGTCAGCAAACATACCGGGGAGAGTGATATCTATTGGAGCTACATCAGTTTTTTTACCTTGTGCTATATCTGCAGCTAATTCACCTACGCTATACCCTGTAAAAGCTCCACCTGCTATTGGAACATCTAAATAGTTAATACCTTTGCCTAAGAGATTAAGTCCTTTACCTAATTTAGAAGAACTAGTTTCTAAAAAATTTAATTGTTTTTTATAGGCTTCTTCTGCAGAAATTTTTTTTAAAGAATCATCTCCAAAGTATGAACTTAAACCTTCTATTTTAGTATTTATATTATTTTTTGTTAACCAATTTTTTATATTTTTAATTTTAGGATCTTTAACCTCACCATCTATAAGTTTATAGTTTTTATTTAACCACATAGTCATTGGAGCTAATACGCTTGAGTTAGTTTTTTTTGTAACAAAAGATTTATTAACGTTGTACTCTATATTTTTGCTGCCAGTTTGTACTTGAGTTTTATGATCTTCACTATATAAACCATTCTTTACAAGTTTTTTAATTTCATCATCTGATATTTTTTCTTTTTTTACTTCCCCATCTTTAAATACAGATTTTAATTGATCCATTAGATTATCTTTTTGTCTAATAGTTTTAACAAGTTTTTTTGAGTCTTTTGCAAGAAGATCGCTGTACATTTTATTATATTTTGAAATTTGTGTTTCTAAATTTTTTTGAATTGGTTTTACCGTTGGACCAGCATTGGCTTTACCTTCTTTTATGTTTGTGTTTCTTTTGTCTTGAACGTCACTTCCTTTAGCCCTTCCTAACGAACCATCAGCTTTTAATTCTTTTCTAATAATAGATGAAAATTCTTTAGCCATGGAAGGCTTTATTCCAAAATCTGCAAATACCTCTGCAAAAGGTTTTAAAGGTTCATATCTTCTAACAAATTTACCATTTTCTTTTCTATAAAGATTATTTATATGCGCTTCTTTAAGACCTGGGTTTTCAGCAAACGTTCTTTCTGCGTTTTTTAATAAATTAGTTTTATCTTTTAAAGTTTTGTCTTGACGAAAATTTGGGTTTGTTTTCTGTTTTTCATAGTATCTTTTTTTAGTTAATAAATTTTTCTTGTACTGCTCGGGAGTTTTAACTTTTTTACCATTTTCAAACCCAACTCTGCCGCCATCTAAGTATTGTTTAGTATTATAAACTCTAGCGTCTGGAGCCATATAGTCATGACCAATTGATTTTAATAAATTTCTAAAATAAGGACTCATCATTCTCCTAGTAGTTTAGCTAGTCCGCCTTTGGCAAAGTCGTCAATATCATCTAAACTGTTTTCCAATCTTTGTTCAGCTTGCAAAAGAGAACTCTCTCCTTGTTTTATATTTTTAACTTTTTGACCTGTTGCAAATTCTTCCATAACTCTTGCATCACTACTTAAAATATCATCTACGCTATCTAGTTGTTCTGGAAAAAAATCAGGTACATCATCGGGGCGACCGCCAGATTCAGGGACAACATCTGTTGCTCTAAAGTCTCCTTTAGTTCTAACAGACTTACCTGTGGCTTCGTCTAAAAGTTCATAACCCGGTGGTTCGTATTCAATTGCATAAGGTCTACCATATTCATTTTGACCTTCGAGAAGAATTTTACCATCATCTGATTTTGCCATTTTAACATTAGGTAAATCTTTAACAGTATACTCCATAAGATCCTGATCTATTTTTTTACCAATACCTCTAACCATCATTTTATCTACAAGGTCCGGGAACCATGCTGGCATAGTTGTTGTAGTATTAGAAAGAACCTTTATTCCTGTTGCAGCCTTCTTACCTTTTAATAAACCAAGTATACCTGTTTTAGCGGCAGCAGCTGTAGCTGTACCTGCTCCTAATAATTTTAAAAATGCTCTACGACTTAATCCACCTCCTCCGGCAAAACTTATTCTACCACCGTTAGCTAAATTCTGCATGGGTCGTTGATTCATTTTGTTTTCCATATATTTTCCTGGTCTCATCTGAGGCATAACATTAAGTCTTGGCCGTGATCCGGGATTCATGGTCCCTGGACCAATGTTATCTACATTGTCGTCGTGAGTTACTGGGGGCATTCCCGCGCCTCCTCCATAACCGTACATGGATCTTGGACCTTCGCCTAGCATATGAGCTAAACCGCCAACAGCATTTTTCTTACGACCTTTTGTATCAAAAGTATCTAGCTGTATTTTTTGTTCTAAATTTTTATAATCTTCAGGATTGTTTTCTCTTAAAAATGTATCAAACTCATCCGCAATATTTGGATCGCTAATATCCATTGTTCCTTTTTCTTTAATACTTTTTAAAGTTTCAGTTGGTTTAGAAAATTGTTGCATTTTTTTAATCTCACGATTTTTTAAAAACTGTTGACTTAAAGCACTATAGGCTTCATCGTATAAATCCATTCTTTTCATTTGATCTGCTATATCTGTTATATCTCCACCTTCTGGAATTAAACCTCTTTGAAATGCTAGTTCATCTGCTAGAACGTCTGCATCATATTTTAAATCACCGGTGCCACCGCCAATTTCATCCATAGCTTTTAAAAGTGCTTTATCAGGAGTTTTTGGTTTTGGTTTTTTAGGAACTAAAGTTTTATTTGTTCTTTCGTTTACTTTTTTATTAAATCTTTTATTGGCTTCGTCAAACATTTCTCTATTCAATGCTGATTGAGGTCTGTCTACATCATCTGCCATTTTTACTGTCTTCTTACCAAGTTTACCTTGGAGTAATTTTAATAAACCTTTTGCTCCACCTGCAAAGAATCCTATTCTACCACCAGCTGCTTTGTCTCTTGGGTGTTTACCTGTGTCTTTAATTTGCATAAGTTCTTCGAACGTTTCGTCTCCGTAAAGATTTACATTTAATTCTTCTTCAAATTTAAGTGTACCTTCTCCTTTAGGTTTCATAGATTGTTCATAAATATTTTCTGATCTTGTAAATTCATCTAGAGATTTAATTCCACTTTTGTCACCACCTGGAAATTGTATAACATTGTCTCCACCTACACCGCTAACTTGTCTTTTTAACATAGCTAACTCATTAGGAGATGGGGATCTTCCGTTTGTTTTTCTAAAAAGATTTATAAGTTTAAATAAGTTCATTAATAATATTCTCGTTTTCTAGGCACTTTTTTTTCATCTGCGTAATCTTCAGGATGTTGAATAAATCCACCTTGTCTGAACCGCATGACGGCTTGTGTCATGGAATCGACCAAATCATCATGGTCGCCGTGTGGGAAAGCTGCGCATTCCTCAATAACCTCTTCTGCCCATTTTTCTTCTGGTGCCCATATCATTCCAGATTCAAATAGAGGTGCACACGTATTTACTCTTACATGCTTATCATTTCCTTTACTAGGTGTAAAGTTCTGAACTGGTATATCCATTTTTCTTAATTCATAAGTTAAAGGCAGTCCAGAAGCCTTAGCTTCTACAATAACCATCTCAGGCTGCCAATATTCATATTGCTGTAGTGCTTTACGTCTAAGCTCTGGAAATTCTAATCTTTCCTTTACTGAGTCTAGTAATAATAAATTAGCACCAGAATCTTCAGTTGGATAGAAAACACCCCAAGTTGTTATAGCAGAGTAATCGGCAGTTTCCTTTTTCATGAAAGCTGTATCGTAAGATTGTATAACATAAGCAAGATCCGGGAGCCATTCATTCTTCCACGTTCTCCACCATTCACGTTTTATAATTGCGCCTTCTTCTGAAGTAGGTTTTTGCATCCACTGTGCATTCCATTTAGCTACAGGTAATGTAGCCTGAACTTTTTCTAATTCATCTAGCTTCCAATACTGTGGCCATACAGGTGCTGCCTTATCTGTTTCGTGGTCCAAGATTGCTGGAAATTCAATCACGTCCCACTGATCTGATTTAACTCCTTTTTGATTCTTTAATAAAATTCCTGTTAGATCTTTCGTAGACCATCTTGTCATAACCAAAACAATTTTACCGCCTGGTTGAAGTCTTTGTCTAGGTCCAGAAGTATACCACTCGTAAGCATTTTCAAATGCTGCTGCCGACATTGCGTCTTGCTCTGAATGTGGATCGTCAATAATTAATAAGTCAGCACCCCGTCCGGTGATGGCACCGCCGACACCAGCTGCAAAATATTCTCCGCCTTGTGCTGTTTCCCACCTACCGGCTGCTTGAGAATCTTCTTGTAACCTAGTTTTAAATATCTTGGAGTATTCTTCAGAGTCAATTAAATTTTTAGCCTTACGACCAAATCTAATTGCTAGTTCTCCTGTGTGTGTCGCTTGAATAATTTTAAGTTTTGGATTACGGCCCACCATCCACGCTGGTAGTAAGTAAGAAGAGAACTCAGACTTAGTATGTCTTGGTGGCATATTAATAATTAATCTATTAATTTTACCCTCTGCTAATTCATTAAATTTTTTTGCAATAGTCCTGTGGTGAGATCCTTCAATGAACTCTGGCCATACTACTTTTACAAATGACATGAAGTCATCTCTGGCTTTACTTTGAATTGTTTTTTCAGCAAGCATTACTCGAAGTTGTAAAAATTCTTTTCGTACGTCTGCCGGTAATTTACTTATATCTACTTTATTAATATCTAAATTCATAAAAAATTTTTTATAATTTTTTTGCACCTTATAAGATGTTTAATAAGTTTTTAACACCCTTGACTGTCTAAATCAAGCAATACAACCTAGAGTAGTGGGACCCCTTTTTAATAAAGGTGTATCGATATACTACAACCAAAGTTAATTGGGATCGGGTCTGGTACCTCTATTGGTATGGGTGGGGTGGGTCAAGTCGTGATGCATGGGCCATGGCCCCCGAAGGGGGCGCACAACCTATAGTTGTTAGTCTACTAATACCCTGTAAGCCTTAGGGTTAAGCCTACTAAA